CCAAAATGGAATTGAATTTATGAGTTTTACCCATTGTAATTTTTTAGGTGATCTTGAATTAGATAAAAAAGAAACTCCTGGTTGTAGGTTGTATCAGTTGCCAAGTGGTAAGTGGGTTCCATCTATTACATCAGTTACGTCTTTTTATAATAGACAGATCTTCATTGATTGGCGTAGAAGAGTAGGAGAAGAGAAAGCAAATAAGATAACCAAGGCTGCCACTACTAGGGGTACTGATTATCATGAGGCAGCACAGGCATATCTAGAGAACAGAGAACTTAACTGGGATCATTATATGCCAGCAACTAAGTTCATGTTCCATCATGCTACACCATATCTAGATAAGATAAATAACATACACGCTATAGAAAGGACTCTTTATTCAGAATACCTTGGTCTTGCTGGTAGAGTTGATTGTATAGCGGAGTATGATGGTGAGTTAGCAGTCATAGATTTTAAGACTTCAAGTAAGATTAAACCTGAAAAATGGTTGGAGAATTACTTTGTGCAGGAGATGTTTTATGCTGCTGCATACTATGAGTTAACAGATATACCAGTAACTAAACTTATCACCATCATGGTAACTCCCAATGGTGAAGTAAAAGTATTTGACAAAAGGAACAAAGAAGATTATATTAAACTTCTAGTTCGTTATATTAAAGAGTTTGTATCTAACCACACTGGGACGTAAATTGATGGACAATGAATTAGAAAAGGTATTAGAAAAGAAGTTCTTTTGTCCTTCAAGATTTGCTCAAGCAATAGAGCAACTTGTATTGGATGATAAAAATATGAATTACATAGATGCTATTGTTCATTTTTGTGATCAGAATAGCATTGATTTAGAATCAGTTCCTAAACTTATTCCTAAACCATTGAAGGAAAAAATTAAGTATCAAGCACAGGAACTTAACTTTTTAAAGAGAACATCTAGAGCTAAACTACCTATATTTTAATGATGCCTTTTGATTGCTATAAGATTTATCTTGCACTCAAGAATCATTTTACTAGAGACTCCTATGACTATCATAAGTATGGTGGTAAGACCAGAGCAACAGTAGAAGCATTCTATAAGAGAAAGGATAGGTTCTGGTTTGAGAAGATGTGTAGAAAGAAGACTGAGAAAGAAGTAGAAGATTTTTTTGTAGCAAATTTTGTCTCTTGTAGTGATCCTCAAACACTTTGGATTGGAGACTTGATGAAGAGTGGAGACAGTAATTATAAGGAGTGGTGTAGAAAAGTACAGTCTTTATCTTATGTCTTTAAGCAGGAAGTAGACTCACATATATCTGGTGATGATTTTGATAAACTGTTTAGTATAGAGGGAGGTAGACACCCTCAACTTTTAAAGAAACATCTTCAGGGTAATATATCTTTGGAGACTATGTTAATTTTGGATAGGATACTAGGATATAAAAATAATTTTGATAAGAAACTGGATGATCCTATCTGGAAGGTGACGTCTACTAGAATGAAAAAGTATTCTCCCTTCCTAAATATAGATGTATTCCATTACAAAAAAATCCTTAAGGATTTAGTACTTGACACTGCAAGGTGACTCAAGTATACTGGATACACACAAGCCAAATCTCAACAAATACGAGGTAATCTAAATGTCTTTTGACAAACTGAAAAAGCAATCCAAACTGGGTTCTCTTACCGATAGATTGGTAAAAGAAGTAGAGAAGATGAACTCATCTTCTGGTGGAGCAGATGAAAGATTCTGGAAAGCAGAACTGGATAAATCTGGCGTAGGGTCAGCAGTTATTCGTTTTCTTCCAGCACCTGATGGAGAAGAACTCCCTTGGGTAAAGGTTTATTCACATGCATTCCAAGGACCAGGTGGATGGTACATTGAGAACTCTTTGACCACAACTGGTGGCAAAGATCCTGTTTCAGACTACAATCGTCAGTTATGGAACAGTGGTAATGATGCTGATAAGGATACAGTACGTAAGCAGAAGCGCAAGCTATCTTATTACTCCAACGTTTATGTTGTAAGAGATCCTCTTCATCCAGAGAATGAGGGTAGAGTATTCTTGTTTAAGTATGGTAAGAAAATATTTGATAAGGTTCTGGAAGCAATGCAACCAGAGTTTGATGATGAAACTCCAATCAATCCTTTTGATTTCTGGCAGGGTGCAAACTTTAAGCTGAAGATCGTTAAGAAGGATGGGTTCTGGAACTATGATAAGTCTGAGTTTGATAAGGTAGCACCTTTACTAGATGATGACGATGCATTAGAAGCATTGTGGAAGAAGCAGTATTCTCTATCTGCTATTACCGCACCAGATCAGTTTAAGTCATATGAAGATTTGGAGAGACGTCTTAAGACTGTCTTGGGACAGAAACCTGTCCAAGCTCCTAGACTAGATGAGGAAGTTGTATCTGAAGAAGAACAAGTTCCAGTAGCAGCAGCTCCTGTAGCATCTGCTAGTTCAGATGAGGATGATGCTCTTAGTTACTTTCAAAAGTTAGCTGATAGTTAATTGTACAGTCTAATATTTTCTCCTTTCTTTAAGGTGTCACTCACATACTGAGCGGCACCTTTTTTATATGGCATGATAGCATCCATATCATTTAGGATAATATTTAAATATTCTGGTTTAAGTATGTAGATATTTCTTTTCTCATTTTCTTTTTCTATTTCATATTCATAATTGGTAATTGCTTTAATCATATTGGCTGCTGGAATAGTATGATAACTATTCTCATCATAGTATTCATAGTAGTATGCATTTCCTACTCCAATGTTTCCTTCTACAGTAAAAGTAACTTCTTCTTTTCCTTCTATTTCTGGTATTTTAATATCAGGTGCAGAAGGTAGTTCATATGTAAATCTAATAACAAATTCTCCTACACTAAGTATAGAAGTGACAGGGAACCTTCCATTATAAACACTAGAAGATACATTATTAATATAAACTTCATCTCCTACAGTAAGATTCTTGATACCATTATTCATAGTAACAGTAGCAACCTTAGCATCAGTTCCTGATATTTGATTTATCTTGGTGTTGGTTGCTTGAATAAAGTTACCATTAGTCTTCCATGTGTTAGGAGTTTTTAATCCTGCAGGTAATATTATTCCACCTTTAGAATTTTTAATTTCTATAGTTTCATAATGATGTATACCTGAATGTAATTTTTCATAGGTTCCATATTTGTCAAGGAGTACTTCATCAAAAGAAGTCTGAGGTAGTGGCCATTCTGTCTGTAAGTTTTGTATATTATTAGATAAAAGAACCACCCAATCTAAAGAGGAATCATCATACTCTTTGTATGCAACATTGTCTGGTCTATCATCACCAATTATTTTATACTTGGTAAAGAAATTTAAGTTGCCAAATATATCAGGACGAATCCTTCCTCTTTTAAATAGATTTTTTACAGTAATATAGTTGGAAATATCTTTATTTCCTGCAGTCCTATTAACATACTCAAAGTTTGGTACTTGTTTGAAATAAGAATTTGTCATTGTTAGAAGCCCATATCGTTACTGTCATCATCATAATCATTTTCATATATAGGATTCAATTCTCCAAAACTCATGCTAACATTGTAAGCTGTCATAGAACCATCATCATATGTCATGTATGATCCATCAGGAGCATAGGTAACATTGAATTGTGTGAGAGCACACATCTTTATTTTGTTTAGGAATGGGTGCTGTCTTCCACCTTTAAATATGTATTTTAATTTGAATACATTAGGAGTCTTTAAGAATAGTTTACTAGCAACTCTTTGAGGAGCCATGTTCTTCTTAAAGAATTTAATTATTCTTCTAATTTCTCTTGCTTCTCTCTCTTCTCTTGGAGTAAATCTAAAATTATAATTGAATTCTCTTAACCTTGGACCATTGAATAGTAGTTCTAGGTTAGGGTTTAATACTTTACCAGTAGCACGCGTGAATAGACTGTTGTTTCCTACTGCACGTGATGCAAAGAAGGATGCAATATCATTATTACTTATTCCAGAATTTTTTAAAAGAGCCTCACCTTCCTTGATTCCTGTTTCCATTGTTGCTTTAGCAACATTAGCAATTATATTACCCTCTTTTGTTGCAGCACTAACACCAGCTTGAGCTGCTTTAAATGCTGCTACTTCTAATGCTCCTGCTGTTCCATTTTGCCAATCAACTCCATTACCATCTGCTAATCCTTCAGGTTGCATGGGAAGAAAGACTTTTCCTAGACTGACACCTATTCTCTCATCAGCATCAGCAAATCCTGATCCTATACTACTAGTATTAAATGTATTTGCTTCATGTTTATATGCAGTAACTTGCATGTAATCATACTTTACTGCATGACTCTCATTCAAAGGGTATCTTAGATTAGTACTTCTTCTTGAATTAGATTGTCCATTAGCATCACTATTAACAGGAGATGATTCAAAATTCTTGTTTGCTTCATTGATAGCAGCAAAACTTAAATTAGGACCAGTTTTTCCTGTTGCCTTTTTAAATGCATCTTTATATGCTTTATTACTTAATGCATCACTCATCCATTCATCGCTACCACCCAATTTGTCTAGGTAATTAGGACCAAAATCTAAGTTATATATTTTTGCATAGTTTATAGTATCAGTAGCACTATCATAATAACTTCCAGCATTATCTTTTTCTTTTTGAGTGATAGGACTTCCTGTTGCAGTTCTAACTACAGTCGCAGTATCCCCATCAGTCTTGGTGACAAAAGATAGTCCATTTATTAAAAATTCTGAACTTGTGGTAGACATTAATATCTTTTTAGTTATTTAGTCTTAAAGTTTGCATAAGATAGTGATCTCATATAATCTATTTCATCATTTTGTATTACATGTAGGTATCCTACAATCTCATTCCATGTATAGTTCCTTGATGTTCCCCAATGAAAGTTGATACCTTGGAATCCCCAGTTAGCCACATTAGTAACAGCAACTAAAGGGAACTCATCATAAACACCAGGAGTTTTAGCATTATATACAAATGTATAATAGTTACCTGCATCAGGAATGATTTCTGTCTGAGAGAACACCTCCATGATGTTCATCATGATATCATCCC